CGTCCAGCCTCTGGAAACCGAGTATCTGATTGAAGGAGTGCGCTCCCATGCTCCGGCGCTGCACCACGGCGTAGCGGCCTTGGAACGCATAGTAGCTCTTAAAGCCAAGTATCTTGGGGCTTAAAAAGTCCATCTGACTAAAGAGGTCCATGGGCGACTTCGTGACCGGGGATCCCGTCAGGATGCGCCGCATTACCGCACCACGGCCCACGGTGCATATAGACTTGGTTCGCTTGGCCTGACGGTTCTTGATAGTGGTTGATTCGTCCACCGCCATGAAGACCTTAAACTTCTTAACGAAGAAGTCCGCGACATCCACACCCTTCTTTGTACTAAACGCCTCTATGTTCATCAGCAAAAACTTCAGCTTAGAGCTAGGCTCTGCAAGGGTCTTCAGTTCCTCGCGCTTTGTTTTTGTCAGATTGGGCTTCCATAGAACGACCTCCCGGTCTATGCGTTCGGGAAGATGCGTATCTATCTCTCCTATCCAGTTGGCGATAACACCCTTGGGTGCTACGATGACCGCGAAGTCAACATTCTTTCCTTCGAAGTTATGCGCGATGGTGTCTATGCAAACTTTTGTTTTGCCAGTACCCATGTCCATCAGAAGTGCGAAGTTCTCCTGATCCGCGCTGCCGTGGAAGGCTTCGCGCTGGTGCTCGTAAGGTTCGGTCTTAAAATCGAATCGGGGCATTAAGATTTCTCTTGCATCAACCTGTAAATACCCATATAAGGGTTTCTGACGGTATAGTCAACCGCCGATTCATTATGCAGGAGCAAAGAACATGAATGACTTACTCTCCGAAATGGCTTCAGACTCTGGAGCAACCTCCGACAAAATAGATCAGCTAGAAGAAGGTAAGCTCGACGCTGTTTCGCGTCTGGCAAATGAAGCAGCCGCGCTAGAGCAAAAGCTGGCGGACGCCGAGAAGCTGATGAAAGAGACCAAGGCCGCTCTCCACAAGATAACGGACGAGCATCTGCCGGAAGCCTTGGAGGTCATGGGTCTACAGAAGTTTACCTTGACCGACGGATCAGAGATTGCCGTCAAACCTATTTACGCCGCCAGTATCCCCCGCGACCGCAAGGACGAAGCATTCCAGTGGTTGCGTGACCATGACTTTGGCGACCTCGTAAAGAACAACGTGACCGTCACTTTTGGTCGCGGCGAAGACGACACTGCAAAGGAATTTGTAGACCTTTGTGGCACACAAGGATTCGTTCCCAGCCAGTTGGAGAAGGTCGAACCTATGACCTTGAAGGCGTGGCTTCGGGAGCGGGTAGAAGCGGGGGACCCCGTCCCGCTTGATCTATTCGGGGCTTTTATCTCACAACGAGCAACCATCAAAAGGAGCAAGTAACATGCCTTTAGAAGAATGGATGGCTTTGACGGCCACCACCCAAGGACAGCTAGCCCGACATCTCGGGATTTGCCAGACAGCAGTATCTCGATATCTAAGCGGTCAGCGGATCCCACGGCCCTCTGTGATGCTGGATATATATGAGGTATCCGATGGCGATGTTTCGCCAAACGACCTTGTTCTGGGGCGAACTATCAAAGGGAGCAAGTAGCAATGGCAACAGCAGTAGCCAAAAAGAAGTCCGCCGCCGTGGCGGTTATGGACGAGAGCATGTTTGCGGCTGACGCAGGCGTTGGGGTCAACGATCTCGGATCGGAAGACCTCGCAATACCTTTCATCAAGGTGCTGCAAAAGATGTCCGACGAACTGGACGATCTGGATAACGCCAAGGCCGGTGACATTTACAACACCGTGACGAAAGACATCGTCAAGGGTAAGGATGGCGTTCGCGTAATCAACTGCGCGTACAATCTCCAGTATATCGAATGGGAGCCCAGGGGCACCGGAACGGGAGCACCTCATGCCATCTACGGCGCGGGGGACGAGATACCCCAAACCGAAAGGGGAGACGACAATAAGGACTACGTTGTCGGCGGCAGCGGTCGCTATCTTGAACGCACCGCGCAGCATTACGTTCTCGTTATTGACGAAGACGGCGTGACGCAACAGGCACTTCTGCCTATGAAGTCCACGCAGTTCAAGAAGTCGAAGCAGTGGAACTCGGCTATGAGGTCGTTAAAGATGAAGGATAGCAAGGGCAACCTGTTTACGCCCCCTCGCTTTTCGCACATCTGGAAGATGGAGACGGTCTCCGAGGAGAACAAGAACGGTTCTTGGCACGGCTGGCAGATCAGCAAGGACGACGTGGTTAAAGACCCCAACGTCTACGCAGAGGCAAAGCTGTTTGCCGAATCGATCCAAGCGGGTCAGGTAAACGTCAAGCACGTCAGAGAGGAAGACAAAGAAACCTCTGACGAAGACATCCCGTTCTAGGACATACGGGGGGAGGGAAACCTTCCCCCGGTTTTCCATAATGAAAAAAGAAATAGAAAGATTTGCGCGGTTATTCCGTGGTCTGAACCGAGCCTACGGGGCTCTGGATCTGACTACGAAGGACGCTCGTGGAAAGCAAAAGGGCAAATACAAATTTGTCCACGAACCACGGACCAGCGTTACATACGAATCACACCTTAAAGGCGAGACCAGCATAGGCGTTGTCCCTATCAACGAGGACAACCTGTGCCTGTGGGGTGCCATAGATATTGACCAGTATCCGTTGGACCATGCCGCGATATTGAACAAACTAGACGAACTGGAAATACCTCTGGTCGTATGCCGCAGCAAGTCCGGGGGCGCTCACCTTTATCTTTTTATGTCTGAACTGGTAGAGGCCGAGAAGCTACAGATAAAGCTAAAAGAGGTTGCCGCCGAGATAGGCTTTGGCGGATGCGAGATCTTTCCAAAACAGATCAAGCTGGTTCTAGAGCGCGGCGACAACGGAAACTTCCTAAACCTGCCGTACTTCGATCACGAAGGAGGGCTGCGCTATGCCTTCAACAAGGATGGCAGCGCCGCGACACTGGAGCAGTTTCTCGACCTAGCGGAGAAGTCCGCGATTAACGAGAAGGCTCTGGATGACCTCCTAGCCAAGTCGGTTCCCGACGTTGACAACAAGCTGAAGGACGGACCTCCCTGCCTGCAAGCTTTGCTGCGTCAGGGTTTCCCGGAAGGCACACGAAACAACGGACTATTCAACCTGGGAGTATATCTGAGGAAGGCTTACCCCGACGAGTGGGAAACCAAGATCCTCGAATACAATCAGAACATCATGGAGCCCGCGCTAGACCTAAAAGAGGTCAACATTGTCGCGGACCAGATAAAAAAGAAAGATTACCAGTACAAGTGCGCGGACCAGCCTATCTGCAATTTCTGCAACAAGGACCTGTGCCGCAGCCGAAAGCACGGCGTGGGCGGTGGAGCAAACACGCCGACCGTAGCCAACCTTCGTAAGTATGACAGTGAGCCGCCGCTGTGGTTCCTCGACGTTAACGGCAGTCCGGTTGAACTGGACACCGAGGGCCTACAGAAGCAGCCGCGCTTTCAGATACTGTGCATGGAGCAGATAAACTTCATGCCCCGGACTATTACCCGCCAAGCTTGGGAAGCCCAGATGAACAGCCTTCTGGGTCAGATGGTCGATACAGAAGGTGCGGTGATATCCACCTCCGAGGACACCAGCCTTCGCGGTCAGTTCTACGACATGCTAGAAGAGTTCTCCACGCACATGCAGTCCGCGATGGACAAAGAAGAGATCCTGCTTCGCCGCCCATGGACCGACGAAGAAGAAGGCAGAACATATTTTAGGCTCAAGGACTTTGAGGCGTTTCTTAAACGCAACAAGTTCTTCGAGTATCGATCCAACAAGATAGCGCAGCGCCTTAGAGATATTGACGGCAGATCCGAGCAGTTCCGAATCAAGGGGCGCACCGTCCGGTGTTGGTCGATACCGGCCTTTGCGAAGATAGAAGAGGCTTTTGAGTCTCGCTTTGATGACGAGGAGGACATTCCCTTTTGACCTACGAAAATACCAACTGGAGCAAGCTTCTCCGGGAACTGAGACAAGAAAAGAAGCTGACGCAAAAAGAACTCGCGTACAAAAGCAAGATGCCGCAGCGCACGATAGCTGAGTATGAGAACGTGGGCGCAGCACGGCAGCTATCTATCTACAAGATAGAGCAGATACTGGATGCTCTTGGCTACGAAATAGATGTGTTTCTGAAAGTGAAAGATGTTTAGATATTTTGGTCCTCCGGGTACGGGAAAAACAACCACGCTGCTGAACCAAGTAGACGCCCTGCTATCGGGCGGCATGTCACCGAACGACATTGGGTATTTTGCCTTCACACGCAAAGCGGCCCACGAAGCACGGGACCGGGCGGTCGCACGATTTAACCTGGACCCAGAGAAGGACTTCTCCTACTTCCGGACGCTGCACAGTCTGGCGTTTCAGTGCCTTGGCATGTCCAGCGCCGACGTTCTCGGGGACAAGGGTCTCAAGGGGTTTAGCAAGGAGACGGGTGTAGACCTGTCATCTTCCGGGGCAGAGCACATAGTGGACGACGGGTTCACTCTTATGAAATCCAACAACCCCATCATGCGGGCAATTGATCTGACGCGGAACTCGTTACGGGGCATTCAGTATGCCTACAATGTTACGGAACTCGACATTCCGTTCTACGAGTTTGAACACCTGTACAAGGAATACGAACGCTTTAAGGCGTTTAATGGTCTCAAAGACTTTACCGACATGATGGTAGAGCTATCCGAGAAGCCGGGAAACCTGCCGGTCCTCAATACGATATTCCTTGACGAGGCGCAGGATCTCACCCCGCTACAATGGCGGGTAGCCCACAGTCTGAACGAGCGGTGCGAACGTATGTTCGTTGCTGGCGACGATGACCAAGGCATATACCGCTGGGCCGGTGCCGACATAGGGCACTTTGTCTCTCTGGAAGGTGGGTCCGAGGTCCTCTCCCAATCCTATCGTATACCCCGCAGCGTTCACCGGATTGCGGATTCGGTTGTTCAGCGCATCCATAGCCGCCAGAAGAAGATCTGGGATCCTCGACAGGAAGAGGGCAGTGTCGAGAGAACCTACGACGCCAGCACGGTTTCGTTTGGTGACGAGGAGTGGCTCGTTCTAGCACAGGCCAACTACATGCTGGATGACCTTGCAGACAGGCTGACCTCAAGCGGACATTACTTCGAGCGCAAGGGTTCCCCGTCTTTGAAAAAGAACGTGCGGAACGCCATCAGTTCTTGGAACCACATGCAACAAAGTCCGGGTCACGAGATATCCCTGAAGGAGGCCGTCAACATCTACGACCACATCTCCAGCGGAGAAGGGCGTCTGAAGCGCGGGGCCAAGAAGATGCTATCCGGTGCCGACGAGCAGGACCTGTTTACGATATCAGTTCTTCGCCAGCACTTTGGGTTAGAGACTGCCGACGACACATGGGACGTGGCGCTGGACCGGATAGGCGACGAAGATCGGGCATACGCTACCGCATTGCTCAACCGAGGCATCAACATCTTTGAGAAGCCCAAGATCAAACTGTCCACGATCCACGGTGCAAAGGGCGGCGAGGCGGACAACGTACTCCTGTTCACGGACCTGTCAGGCAAGGCCCTCAAGGAGATGGAGAAGAACCCCGACGATGCTCACCGCGTTCTGTACGTTGGAATAACACGCGCAAAACAGAACCTCGTGCTCAAGATGCCCGAAGACTCCCAAAGAGGTTGGGCGATATGAGAGTTATTATTGAGAGCCCCTATAGCGGGGGACATCCCGACAACATCGAATACGCTCGACGCTGCCTGTGGGATTCCATACTGCGCGATGAATCACCCTTTGCGTCCCACCTACTGTACACCCAAGTGCTAGACGACAAGATATCGGAGCAGCGACAGAACGGTATGAAGCTCGCCCTCGCATGGTACGAAGTAGCAGAACTCTGCGCCGTCTACATGGACCGTGGAATGACGGAGGGCATGGAGAGCGGAATCAAACACGCAAAGTCACTTGGAATACCTATTGAAGAAAGGATGTTGAACGATGGCAGTACCAGCCAAACAAGTTTTGGAGACAGCTTTAGATCTAATTGGGGGTGACCGTGCCGCTGACTACGGTTCGATGTGGGAGAACCACGAAAATATAGCCCGGTTATGGAACGGCTACCTGTACAATAAAGAAGGTGATCTGACTGCCGAGGATGTAGCCAACCTGATGGAGTTGATGAAGATCGCCCGACGAAAGTTGGGGACGCTGAAGAAGGATAATTATATTGACGGCGCAGGCTATGCAGCGGTGGCCTTCGAGTGCGCCAAGGAACAGTATGATCGGAGCGGTGTCTCTGACCAACTGTCCCTAGAACTGTTGGCAAAGAAGTACCATGAAAAAGAATCTTAAAAAGCCCAAATGGGGCGTCAAAACCGAGTGGGTGCCAATTGAGCAGCTACCGCCGACACCCGAAGGCATCACGGAAATCGCTATTGACTTGGAGACCAAAGACCCACGGCTCAAGTCCCATGGCCCAGGATGGGCTACCGG